TTATATTGCACAGACTGGCGTAGTTGCTGCTTACATGGGAGCTACAGCTTACATGGCAGGTAAGCCGATGGGTAATAAAGTAGCTATGAAAAAGGACATTAGATAATGGGTTTTAGTTTAAGTAGTCGATCACTAGGTAAGTTAGAAGGGGTATCCCCTGATTTGGTAGCGGTAGTCAAACGTGCTATTGAATTAACTGACGTAGACTTTGGCGTGACGTATGGTGTACGTACACTAGATGAACAGAAAGAGTTATACAATTCTGGTCGATCACAAACTATGAACTCTAAACATCTTATTCAAGATGATGGCTATTCATATGCAGTAGACCTTGTAGCTTACTTTGGTTCTAATGTTTCATGGGAACTAAACGTATATGATAATATATGTGATGCTATGGCAGCTGCAGCAGAAGAACTAGAGGTTCCTATCAAATGGGGAGCGGCTTGGTCAGAGGGTGACATTCGTTACTACGATGATACAGCGGAAGACGCAATGAATGCATATGTTGATTTGCGTCGATCACAAGGGCGTAGACCCTTTATTGATGCTCCACATTTTGAAAAGATGTAGTTATGGAAAACTTAAAACTTCCTGTTGCACTTGTTGCAGCTATGGCTGTACAGCTTGCGGGTGGTGTATGGTGGGTATCTCAACAGGCATCCACTATCTCTAGCCTAGAAGAGACTGTCAGTCAGCTTGGCTCACGTATGGCTATTGAGGACAATATCAACCTTAAACGGGATGTTGAGGGCAACGGTATTGAAATACAATACGTATGGGGTGACGTAGAAGAGTTATGGGATGAGCTTGCCTCTATGACCTTAGCTATCGGTGAGATCAATAAACTCAAGCAACGCATAGCCGTTATGGAGAGTGAGCTACGCTACATCAACCGTGACCATAGAGACATGGAAAAGTAAATGAGATGGTTAATTTTAATCTTGCTATTATCTGGCTGTGGCCTAAGCCTAAGTTCACTTAACCCTTTTTCGGGAGGGAGTGGACCCACAGTTAATAGTAATGCTCAGATAGGGGCAGAGAATCGTCAAGCAGTAGTGTCTGTAGAACAAACAGAAGAAGTGACTGCTGGCAGAGATGTAGTACAAACAGAGATAGTAAAAGAAGTTGAGGCAGGATCAGTGGAAACTTTAGAAATATTTAACACGAATATTCCCCCTTGGGTTATTATACTCCTTATCCTTGGCTGGCTGCTACCCACACCTACCGAAATGGTTAGGGGGTTCTCAAATTTTGTGTTAACATTATTTGGACGCAAAGACAATCCCAAGTACGATAGATATAAATAAGTAAATTAATAGCAAACTTTACACTTGCATTAATTAAAAGAAAGAGTTAGAATGGCACGAGCATTAACAGAAAAACAACAGAAACTACTTGCAGTCTTATTTGACGAAGCGGGTGGTGACATTATAACTGCAAAGAAACTTGCAGGATATTCAGATGCTACTTCGTCTACTGAAATTCTAGGCTCTTTGAAAGAAGAAATATTAGATGCTACATCTACATACATGGCACGTAATGCACCAAAGGCTGCAATGGCTATGGTAGGTGCTTTGTATGATCCTACAGAGTTAGGTATTCGTGATAAGATGCAAGCAGCTAAAGAGTTACTTGATCGTACTGGTCTAGTTAAAACAGAGAAGATGCAAGTAGAAGCAAAGGGTGGAGTAATGCTTATGCCACCAAAACAAATGGATGAAGATGACTAAACCATTAAAGCAATGGAAGTTACCCCAACCGACTGACATAAAAGAAGACAACGAATGGGTTCCTATTCCTCGTATATCTAGGACCATTCCCTTTGGCTATGAGTTAGACCCTGACGATCCCGATGTATTATTACCTATTGATAAACAACTCGACATGCTTGATAAAGCAAAAGAGTACCTTAAACAATATTCATATCGTGAAGTAGCTAACTGGCTGACACGAAATACGGGCAGAGATATATCCCATGTAGGTTTACGCAAACGGTTGGAAAATGAACGACAAAGAAAAAACAAAGCTAGAAGCCTACGCCGATGGGCAGACTATGCGAAAAAGGCAATCGCCAAAGCGGAAGAAATTGAACGTAGCAGACTCGGAGCCAAAGCCCAAGAAGACTACGAGGAAGACTTCGACGAAGCGAAAGCCTGAACCTGCAAAGATAGTTGAAGAAATTCCTATTGAGGAACAGCACAACATAATCTTTAAACCTAATGAGGGACCACAAACAGAGTTCCTTGCAGCAGGTGAGCGTGAGGTGCTGTATGGAGGCTCTGCAGGTGGGGGTAAGAGCTACGCCATGCTGGCAGACCCATTACGCTACATGGGCCACCCAAGCTTCTCAGGATTGCTCCTACGGCATACTACGGAAGAACTTCGTGAACTTATATTCAAGTCGCAGGAAATGTATCCTAAAATCTGGCCGGGAATTAAGTGGTCAGAACGTAAGATGCAATGGACTGCACCCTCTGGTGCACGACTGTGGATGTCCTACCTAGACAAAGAAGATGACGTGTTACGTTATCAGGGTTTAGCATTTAGTTGGATAGGCTTTGACGAGCTAACTCAATGGGGTAGTCCCTTCGCTTGGTCATATATGAGGAGTCGCTTGAGATCGACAGCACCTGACTTGCCTGTCTTTATGAGGGCAACCACTAACCCCGGCGGCAGGGGACATCACTGGGTTAAAAAAATGTTTATTGACCCGGCACCTGCAGGAAAAACTTTCAGTGCAACAGACATTGAAACAGGTGAGATACTTAAATATCCTGCAGGCCACGAGAAAGCAGGAAAGCATTTATTTAAACGTAGATTTATACCCGCACGTCTTTCTGACAATCCCTATCTATCAAAGGGAGGTGATTACGAAGCCATGCTGCTTTCCTTGCCTGAACAGCAACGTAGACAGTTACTAGACGGTGACTGGGATATTAAAGAAGGTGCAGCCTTTACTGAGTTTGATCGTAAGGTTCACGTAGTTGATCCCTTTAAGATACCAAACAACTGGGTAAAGTTTAGGGCATGTGATTATGGTTATGGTTCTCATAGTGCTGTTGTGTGGTTTGCTGTTGCACCCGACGAACAACTTATTGTGTACAGAGAATTGTACGTCAGTAAAGTTTTAGCAACAGACCTTGCCGATATGGTCCTAGACTTAGAGGCAGAGGATGGTAACATTAAGTACGGAGTGCTTGACTCTTCTCTTTGGCACAAACGTGGTGACACTGGACCCAGCCTTGCTGAACAGATGCTTAACAGAGGATGTCGTTGGAGACCGTCAGATCGTTCTAAAGGCTCTCGTGTAGCAGGTAAGAACGAAGTACACAGAAGACTACAAGTAGATGAGTTTACAGAGAAGTCCCGACTAGTGTTCTTTAATACGTGTACAAATATAGTGGCACAATTACCTGCAATACCATTGGATAAAAAGAATCCAGAAGACATTGACACACACTCAGAAGATCACTTGTATGACGCATTACGGTATGGTATAATGTCAAGACCAAGATTTAGCATATTTGATTACGATCCTAATGCTACGAGATCAATGGGTATGCGAGTAGCAGATTCAACATTTGGTTATTAAGGAAAAATAAATGGCAGAAGATAACGAAGTATTTATTGAGGATGACGCTGTTATTCTTGAGGATACAGATAACTCAGTAGAAGAAGATGCAGATACTTCTAAAATCATTCCGTTTATTATGGAACGGTATCATCGTGCAGAAGACTATCGTAGGCAGGATGAAGAACGTTGGCTAAGGTCATATCGTAACTATCGTGGTATCTATGGGCCAGAGGTTCAGTTTACAGAGGCTGAGAAGTCTCGTGTATTTATTAAAGTAACTAAAACAAAAACACTGGCTGCGTATGGTCAGATTGTAGATGTGTTGTTTGCAAAGAATAGTTTTCCCCTTACTGTTGATCCTACTGAACTGCCAGATGGTGTAGTAGAAAACGTAAGCTTTGATCCTGCTATTCCTAAAGAACTGCAAAAGGATAAGAAAGCTGACCCAGTATCTCCTTATGGTTTTAATGGTGATGGCAAAGACCTACCAGCAGGAGCTACTGCAAAAACATTACAGGAACTACTTAATCCAGAACTGCGTGAAAAGCTAGAAGATATTGATGGTGTTAAAGAAGGTGCAGGTGCTACACCTACATCTGTTACATTTAGCCCTTCAATGATTGCAGCAAAGAAGATGCAAAAGAAAATTCAAGATCAACTTGATGAATCCTCTGCGTCTAAACATTTACGTAACACCGCCTTTGAAATGGCTTTGTTTGGTACTGGTGTTATGAAAGGTCCATTTGCTGTAGATAAAGAGTACCCTAGTTGGAATGATGAAACAGGTGACTATGAGCCTACCTTTAAAACTATTCCACAAGTATCTCATGTGTCAGTGTGGAACTTCTATCCTGATCCAGATGCAAACAATATGGACGAAGCACAGTACGTAATTGAACGTCACAAGTTATCTCGTTCTCAGTTGCGCAATCTAAAGAAACGCCCATACTTCCGTAGTCAAGTTATTGATGAAGCTATTATGCTTGGTGAAAACTATGATAAAGAATACTGGGAAGATGATCTATCTGATTACGCACCAGAGCACGGTATAGAACGTTTTGAAGTACTAGAGTATTGGGGTATGGTAGACGTTGAGATGCTTATGCAACAAGGCGTAGACATTCCTCGTGAACTACAGGAGACTGACGAACTACAGGCAAACGTTTGGATTTGTAACGGCAAACTACTACGTATGGTACTAAACCCATTTAAACCAGCCCGTATTCCTTACATGGCAGCACCCTATGAGTT